CTACTAAAAAATATGGTAGATGCCAATAAAGAACTTTTATCTATTCAAAAACAAATGCGTGAAATGTCAGGCGTCAAAAAAGAAACATCTTCTACTAATATTGATAAAGCTATTTTTGTTGGCTCTACTTCTGAATTAAGTAAGTTGTTAAAGAGTAAAGATTGATGCCAATAAAAAACAAAGAATCATATCGTGATAACCCTCTACTAAAACGGGTAGGAGTTAAGGTTAACTTTACAGAAGAACAAGTAGAAGAATATATTAAGTGCCGAAAAGATCCTATCTATTTTGCCAAATATATTAAAATTATTACTCTTGATGAAGGTGTAACACCTTTTAAGATGTATGATTTTCAAGAGGACATGATTAATACGTTTCACAAGAATCGTTTTACTATCATGAAATGTCCTCGTCAGGTTGGTAAGACCACCACAACAGTTGCCTATCTTCTTTGGACAATTCTGTTCCAAGATTCACAAACAATTGCCGTTCTTGCCAACCGTGGTGAAACTGCTCGTGGAATTCTAGGCAAGTTACAGTTGGCGTATGAGAATCTACCTATGTGGTTACAACAAGGTGTGGTCGAGTGGAACAAAGGTCGAGTAGAACTAGAGAACGGCTCAGTAATCATCGCCTCCTCCACGTCATCCTCAGCTGCTCGTTCTGGTTCGTTTAACATTGTATTCTTAGACGAGTTTGCTTTCGTACCATCCAATATTGCCACAGATTTCTTTACTTCTGTGTATCCAGTTATTACTGCTGGTACTAAAACAAAGATTATTATTGTTTCTACTCCTAATGGTATGAATCTGTTTTACAAAATTTGGACAGATGCCATCAATAAGAAGAATAACTACACACCATTTGAAGTTCATTGGTCTATGGTACCAGGTCGTGATGACGCTTGGAAAGAAGAAACAATTCGTAATACATCTGAACATCAGTTTCGTCAAGAGTTTGAAACAGAGTTTTTAGGTTCTAGTAACACTCTTATCTCTGGCCAAAAATTGCAAAATATGTCATACAAAGATTTTATTGCCGAACACGATAAGATGAAGATATATGAATATCCAATCAAAGGTGATGATGAAGAAACCAAAGACCATTTATATTGTGTAACCGTGGATGTTTCAGAAGGTCGTAATTTGGATAGTTCTGCTTTCTCAATTTTTGATATATCAACCACTCCTTATCGTCAAGTGGCCACATATAAGAGTTCTTCAATTTCTCCAATTTTATTTCCTACCGTTATTCATAATGCAGCCAGAATGTATAATGATGCGTATATTTTAGTAGAGATAAATAATAATCCACAGGTGGCAGATATTATACACCAAGACTTGGAGTATGAAAACCTTTGGAAAGTATTTACAGGTAATAAAAAGCCACAACAGCTATCATCAGGATTTGGTCGTGGAGTACAGATGGGTGTTAAAATGTCGGTGGCAGTTAAGAGGGTTGGTTGTTCCAACTTAAAAACTCTGATTGAAGGTGATAAACTTACAATACCAGATTTTGATACAATATCAGAATTAACCACTTTTACCGCCAACAAAACTTCTTTTGCGGCTGAAGATGGTGAAAATGATGACTTAGTAATGACATTAGTACTTTTTGCGTGGGCAACCACTCAAAAGTATTTTAAAGAAATTGTTAATCACGACATAAGAAAACAAATTCAATTGGAAAATATGAACCAGTTGGATGAAGAAGTTTTACCTGCACCAATTATACAAACCGGTCTTGAAAGGCCTGGTTTAGAGGTATTAGACGGTGATGTGTGGGAAGTAGCAGATGGTGGGGACATCTATTCAGGATTCATTAGGGACTCTTTAAAGAATCTGTAAATATGGTGATTCATAAATATCTGTATGGTATCATAACTGCCAAAAAATAATCAATATCAAGGAGATAACAAATGGCATTTCAAATCTCTCCAGGCGTAAATGTTTCTGAAGTCGACCTCACAACAGTCGTTCCTTCAGTACTAACTACAGCCGGTGCTTTTGCTGGAGCTTTTGTATGGGGTCCAGGAAATAAAAGAATTACAATCGACAATGAAATTAGTCTTGTAAAAACATTTGGTAAACCAGATGCAAATACATATGCTTCTTTCTTTACTGCAGCAAGTTTCTTAGCTTATGGCAATAATCTTAAAGTAGTCCGTGCTATTGGACCTACTGCTAAGAACGCTAGCGCAAATTCATCCGCAACACAAACTACTGTTGACAACGAAGATACTTTTGAAGCTTCTTATTTAAACAACAATAATGCTAATGCATATGGCGCTTTCTTAGGTCGCTATCCTGGTGCTCTTGGAAATTCTATTTCAGTTTCAGTTCTTGATGCTGGTGGAAATTTTGACACATGGAATGTTAATTCTGTTGGTGTTTCTTCTTATTTTAATGGTGCTCCTAGTACATCGGTTCAAGCTACTGCGGCCGGTGCAGCAAATGATGAAGTTCACATTATAGTTGTTGACTCTGGTGGCTTATTCACTGGTGTTAAAAATACTGTTTTGGAAGTTTACCCATATCTTTCTAAAGGTTTGGATGCAACTGATTCTTTAGGTAATTCCAATTACTATAAAAATGTATTATTTAATCGTTCAAAGTATGTTTATGCTATTGATCCGGTAAGTTACAGCACAACAAATGCAACTTGGGGTCGTGCTTTGGCAAACACAAACTATGCAACTGTAACTGCAACAACAGTTAGATTATCTGGTGGTATTGAGTCTACTCCTACTGATGCAGAATTACAAACTGGTTATGCTTTATTTGTAAATCCTGATGCCGTTGATGTTTCATTGGTATTAACAGGTGCTGCTGGTAGTACAACACAACAATATGTAATTGATAACATTGCCAACTCACGCAAAGATTGTATTGCTTTTGTATCTCCTCCATCTTCTACCGTTGTTAATAACTCTGGTTCAGAAGTAGATGATATCAAAACATGGAATACAACTTTGGCTCGTTCAACTTCATATGCTGTTGCCGATTGTGGCTGGAAGTATATGTTTGACAAGTACAACAACACATACCGTTATGTTCCTTTGAATGGCGACATTGCTGGTACTTGCGTATATACCGATGCAGTTCGTGACCCATGGTTCTCACCTGCTGGTTTTAACCGTGGTAATCTCAAAAACGTTGTTAAGTTATCTTGGAATCCAACTAAGACAGAAAGAGATTCTCTGTATGCCTTAGGTATTAATCCGGTTGCTACATTCCCTGGTCAAGGTACAGTATTGTTTGGTGACAAAACATTGCAATCCAAACCATCCGCATTTGACCGCATCAACGTTAGAAGGTTGTTTATTGTATTAGAGAAAGCAATCTCTACAGCTGCCAAGTTCTCATTGTTTGAATTCAATGACGAGTTTACACGCAATCAATTTGTTGCTTTAGTAACACCGTTCTTGCGTGATATTCAAGGTCGCCGTGGTATCTATGACTATCGTGTTGTTTGTGATACAACAAATAATACATCGCAAGTCATTGATTCTAATCAATTCGTTGGTGATATCTATATTAAACCTGCTCGTGCAATCAACTACATTCAGTTGAGTTTTGTTGCAGTTAGAACAGGTGTAGATTTTACTGAAATCGTTGGTAGAGCTTAATAAATATATTCAACGAATAGGAGAAAAAAATGGCATTCAACGTAGCAGAATTTAGATCGAATATGGTTGGTGACGGTGCTCGTCCCAATCTATTCCAGGTCTCTCTCACTTTCCCATCAATTGCATCTAACGGTGCTTTAGCAGGTCAAAAGGCAACTTTTCAAGCCAAGTCTGCTCAATTACCTGGTGCAACGATTGGTACAGTTCCTTTGTATTACTTTGGTCGTGAATTGAAGTTTGCTGGTAATAGAACCTTCACCGACTGGACATTACAAATTATCAATGATGAAGATTTTACAGTTCGTAACTCACTAGAGTCTTGGATGAACGCTATTAACAGCCATGCTGGTAACTTGCGTAATAATCAAGCCGGTTCACCATCAGGTTATTCTGTTGATGCAACCGTTACTCAGTTTGGTAAAACTGGCGATGTATTGAAATCATATAAATTTGTTGGTATGTTCCCTGTTGATGTGGCTCCAATTGATTTAGATTGGGGATCAAATGATGTTATCGAAGAATATGCGGTAACATTTGCCTACCAATGGTGGGAAGCGGATCAAACCACAAGTTAATATACATTATTTTATATACGGAAGGAACTACGGTTCCTTCCTTTATGTTTTTTTGAATTGGAATTAAAATACTATGGCAAATAAATTTTCACTCTTTGGATTTACAATTGCACGAAATCGGGACGAAGAAACCCAAGATGTGCAACAATCTTTTACGCCTCCATCAAATGATGATGGTGCGCTTACTATTACTTCTGCCGCTTATTATGGAACTTATGTTGACCTAGACGGCACAGCCAAAAATGATGTAGAACTTATTTCTCGTTATCGTGAAATGTCTATGCAACCAGAAATTGAGTCTGCAATTGATGACATTGTTGGTGAAGCAATTTGCCAAGATGATGATGGTAAAATTATTGATATCGTACTGGACGATTTAAAACAACCAGGAAAAATTAAAGAGGCCATTAAATCTGAGTTTCTAACCGTTATGCGGTTGTTAAACTACAAAAATATGGCACAAGATATCTTTCGAAGATACTATGTAGATGGTCGTTTGTATTACCACATGATTGTGGATAAAACAAAGCCAATGGAAGGTATTAAAGAATTAAGATATATTGATCCACGAAAACTTAGAAAAGTTCGTGAGATGAAGAAACAAAAAGATGAGAGAACTGGTGTTGAAGTAATGAAGGTAATTAATGAATATTACCTATTCAACGACAAGGTGACCACAGGAACATCGTCCAACTTTGGACCTATAGGTGTGCGTATCACAACAGACTCCATTGTATCTGTAGTTTCTGGCCTTATGGACAGTCGCCGTGCAGTAGTTTTATCTTACTTACATAAAGCAATCAAACCACTTAATCAGTTAAGAATGATTGAAGATGCTACTGTTATCTATCGTATTAGTCGTGCTCCTGAGCGCCGTATTTTTTACATTGATGTAGGTAATTTACCAAAATTAAAAGCAGAACAATACCTGCGTGACATTATGGTAAAATATAAGAACAAACTTGTATATGATTCACAAACAGGTGAAGTTCGTGATGACCGTAAACATCTTTCTATGTTAGAAGATTTTTGGTTACCTCGCCGTGAAGGTGGAAAAGGCACAGAGATTACAACATTACCTGGTGGTCAAAATTTAGGTGAGTTAGAAGATGTTAAATATTTTGAAAAAAAATTATACAAGTCTTTAAATGTACCTATTTCAAGATTAGAACCAAACCAAGGGTTTTCTTTAGGTAGAACTACTGAAGTTACCCGTGATGAAATTAAGTTTTCTAAGTTTGTTGACCGTTTAAGAAACAAGTTTTCAGATTTGTTTGACCAAGCTATGCGAGTGCAATGCGTATTAAAAGGTATTTGTACTGCTGAAGAATGGGATATGTTTAGAGAACATATTCATTATGATTTTATTAAAGATAATAATTTTACAGAACTTAAAGATGCAGAGTTAATGAAAGAAAGATTGTCTTTATTAAGTTCGGTAGATCCTTATACTGGTCGTTATTTTTCACAATCTTGGATTCAAAGAAATGTCTTGCGTTTAACAGATGATGAAATTATAGAGATGCAAAAAGAGATGGATGATGAAAAAGAAGCAGGACTTGGATTACCTGTTGGTGTAACAAACGATGTGGCACAAGCACAAATGATGTCACAAGTACCACAACAACCAACACATCCAGATGATTTGGCTGCACAACAAGACAGTCAAACTAAAAAAGAAGAAACAACGGTTGCTAAATTGAAACGTATATTATAAATATTTTTGGAGAAAAACATGGACGCTAAACAATTAATCGATTACGCTTATCAAGACAATGGTGTTGAGTTTAGAAACGCATTATACTCATCTATTCACGATAAAGTTACTGCACACATTGAGGCTAAAAAACAAGAGGTTGCACAAAGTTTGATTGGTCAACCACAAGAGCCGTCACAGGCAATGGCACAGGATACGGAAATTGAAAACCCTTAAAGAATTTCGTTCCAGTAATCTGCACGAAGAAAGTAACTCTAAGTTACCAACGGATCCTCCTGCGGTAATGATTATGAAAAGAGTGTCTATTAGGCAGTTTGGTGACGGACAAAGAGTGGCATTATACCATGTGGATAAAATTAATAAATACATAACCATACCGTATAACGCTTCGCATTGGGCAATCTCAATACCAGAAGAATTTAAACAGGAATAAGAAATGTCAAATTCATTTACATATCAAGTAATTAAAGATACTACAGAACACGCTGTTATTAAAATAACAGGTTATTTTGATGGTTCAGGACAAGAATCTAATGCTGCTCGTATTCAAGCCAACACACTTTATGGTGCTTTAGATGCTAACAATGTTCCTTTAAGAAGTGCATTAAGTCAAAGTAATACCGCCAAACCATATTATGGTTTGCAACTTAATCGTTTGTGGTATGATTGTGCAGCTGGCGGAGATGTTCAATTGTTTTGGAAAGCAAATACAAACGTTCCTTTAATGAACCTAAATGGTAACGGAGAATATGACGGCATGGGCAACTGGACAACCATTCCAAATAATGGTGGTGCAGGTGTGAGTGGAGATATTGGTATTGTAACCAGAGGTATGGCTGCAAACGATAGTTATACCATGGTCATCGAATTGCGTAAGGATAATGCTTACTACCAACGTGGTCAATTTAATGATCCAGCAGCATTTAACTTTGGTGATTATTCTATGAGACCTGCTCCATAATGCAATTTGTTTCTAAGCTTCTGTCTGAAAATGTTTTGGAAGCAAAAAACGTTTTAGATGGTAAATTAAAACAGATGGTTGAGGATAGACTTAACCATCTGAAACTACGCCTTGCGGCAGAAATGTTTGAGAACATTGGTGCAGAGGTAAGCTTTGAAGCTGAAGAACTTTCTGAAGGTAATATTCAGAAAATGGGTAGAACTAGAATTATTCGTATTCGTATTCGTGCTGGTAAAGTGCAAAGACGAGTTAAAAAATCGTCAGTACCGGGTTTCACCATTCGTGGTGGTAAGATGATTCGTATGTCATCCATGGAACGCAGACACCGTAAGATGGCTGCCAGACGTGCCAAATTTAAACGCAGAGCAAAAATGAAACAGTCTTTGAGAAAAAGAAAAATGTCGCTCAGAAAAAGAGGGAATTACGGGTTATGAAACTCATTAAAGAAATTACAGAAACAGTAAACTATATTACTGAAGATGCTAATGGCAAAAAAGAACTTCATATTGAAGGTCCGTTTTTGGTTTCTGAAAAGAAAAACCGAAATGGTCGTTTGTATGAGTACAACACCATGAAAAAAGAAGTTGCCAGATATACTGAGGAATATATTAATAAACATCGTGCTTTTGGAGAATTAGGTCATCCGGAATCTCCGAGTATTAATTTAGACCGAGTATCACATATGATTACATCATTAAGAGAAGATGGTAATCAATGGATTGGTAAAGCAAAGATTTTAGATACACCTATGGGTAACATTGCCAGAAGTCTTATTGAAGGCGGTGCTCAGTTAGGTGTATCTTCACGGGGCATGGGCTCATTGAAAAATGTTAACGGTGTTAATGTT